CTAAGCGGGCAGTATTTGAATGTACCAGATAAAAAAGCCTGCAAGCAGGAGGAATACTGTCGTAGCAGTCCATCTGAGAATTGACAGGATTCCTTTAACTGAAGCTGCCAGGCTTTCAATATCTTTTTCTTTTTTGACGCACTCCATCTCCTGCTCTTTCATCCTTTCGTCGTGACTGCTAAGCATCTCCTTAATATCAAAGCTAAACTCCATTAACTGCTCGCACAAACTGTCTAGCCGTTTGGATTCCAGTACAGAGGAAGATTCCAAAATAGCCAGCCGCTCATCATGCTTCTGGAGTGTCTCTTCATGATCCTTCAATCTTTCTTCCAGTCCTTTCTTTCTCTTCTCAATCCCGTTGACAGCCATGACCCTTCCTCCCTTCTTTTTCTTATTGCAACACCTCGCTGATCAGAGTATTGTCCTGGTCATAGGTCAGGAGATAGGTCTTGATTTTCTTGGCGGTTACGCCGTCTTCGTGATAATAGGTATCCGTCCGGACGGAATAATACGGCGGAGTTCCCCCGCTGAAGACCGACCGCTTGGCAAGCGTCCCATTCTCCCGTTTCCACTGCAACTCAACAAAGACACCAAAAGCGTCTTTGTTGAGCTTATACAGGCTTAAACATTCCAAATGCGCTATCCGGTCCGAAAAATGTTCCGTAAGCGCATTGTCGATCGTGTCTAGGTTGTCGTTATAGTCTCTTAGTTCCATCTGTTCTGTTTCGGTGGGTTTCTTTAGATAGAGTTTTGGGGTGAAGAGCGGCATTATGGTTGGCCTCCTTATAAAACAATTGCCAGAATAAACATTATTTAAGTCCCTTTCTTGGAACACTATTGATTTCTCCAAAATAATAAATGATTATCCTGACTTCGTCGCTATATGAGTCTAATGCGACGTTAGATAAGTTTGTAATGCGGCTTTAACAGTGCTTCTGGTATTTTTGATTTATTCTTATCCTTTAATTTCCCATTCTTCTCTAATCGGGAAAGAATAGATTATAAATTTCTTCTTTCTTAGAAAGTATCTCTGCTTTACGATCTGTTTTTATTTTCTTCATAACTTACACTCCTTTAAGTGTAGCAATTTCCAGTGTAAGCAAGTCAATTTCTTCTTGCATTTGTGCCATCTGCACTTCAGGAGGGATGTATTCAATGTAGTCCGGATTGATGTAGAAGCCTTGTGTACTGTTGTAACTATACTTCTGAGGTACAACCTCCGTAGGTGTCACCACATCAACTACTTCACCCATTTGGTATATAGCACCATTGATAAGTTTTCCGTTTTCTTTTACTTCAAAATCGTTGAAGATAGCAATTACAACTTCATTTTCTACTAAAATCATATTATTTCCCTCCAATCATAAAACTTTTTAGTTTCTCCACCTACCCCGCTTTGCGTTGCTAGTCCTTCTATAATCCTCTTACCTCTTAAAACATCAGCTATGGTATATCCAGTCCCTACATTTACATAAGAAATAAAGGATTTTATACTGTCAATATTAACAACCGTTGCATAAGTTGTCGCAACACTATTAAAAATGATAGGAGTTCCCGCTGTAATTGTTGTACCTGATATGGTCAATATAATCATTGTGCCTTTATTTGAATTTCCTTCATCACGATATTCAACAAGTACATGAGTGCTGTCTAATGCTGTAACCGAGATATAGGTTGTTTTCGCACTCTCAAACACAAATGGAGTACCCACAGTAATTGTCGTTCCAGATACAGTCATGACAACGGCTGTACCATAGTTCGAGTTACCACCGTCAGAATATGCAACTAAAACAGATGTACTGCTCAAGGCCGTGATGGCAGTATACCCTGTAAATAAGTTCGCACTCTCAAATGTAACATGTGTTCCCTGTGTTATGGTTGTGCCTGATATTGTTAAGACAACCGCCTTTCCGTAATAACTGTTACCCCCATCCGAATAAGCAACTAATACATGAGTGCTATCAAGTGTTACAGATGCGATATAAGTAGTCGCTGCGCTTTTGAAGTTAAACGCCGTACCTGCAGTAAGCGTCGTACCTGATACTGTTAAGACAACTGCCCAGCCGTAGTTCAAAGAACCATAATTAGTATATGCTACTAAGACATGAGCGCTATCAAGCGTTGTTACAGAATTGTAACCAGTTGATGCGCCATTATGAACAAATGGTGTCCCTGCTGTAATTGTAGTACCTGATATACTTAATACTATTGATGTACCATAATTCGAATTACCTGCATCTGTATAAGAAACAACAGCCTCTGTGCTACTTAACGCTGTAATTGATAAGCTATTTACTTGAGCACTTTCAAATGTGAAAGGTGTTCCTGCCGTAACCGTCATACCTGATATGGTTAAGACAACTGCCATTCCATAATAACTGTTAGATGCACCAACATAAGCAACTAAAACATGGGTAATATCTAATAATGCCGCAACTACTCCACCTGTCTGGAACGCTAACATGTTTAATGGTGATGTTGGATATAACCCATTTTCAAATGAAAGTACCGACTTTTTAGCTTGATTATTTGTGAAGGCTACAAAATCACCAGCTGAAATTGTTTCACCAGCATAAATTACATAATTAGCCAGAATCGAATTAAGAATCTTCGCCCCACCGTCATTATTTCCACCCTTTACAATTCCTCTCATGCTTACACCACTTTCGTTATGAAGTAATCAAACGTAATGTCGGCACTTTCAGCGGTATCAGATGTGATAGTAAAACTACTGTCCCCTGCCTCCACAGACCACACACCTTGCGGTGTTGTAGCTGATGTGATGCAGATTACAACAAGGCTGTTTGCTGTACAGAAAACGTCAGTAAAGGTCTGTGATGTGTTGTTATCGGTGAATATGGATGAACCAGACTTAAATTTAGCCGTATCAGAATCTAGGCTCAATACTCCATTCACATCTATGGAAACACCAGTACCTTTTTTGATATGGCCTAATACTAAGTCTGTCGCACTTTCCGCCTTATGCGCCGCTAACGAATTTCCAATATTAGCATCAATTGCCTCCACCAAACTATTATGTGCAGACAAGCTAACATTTTCATTAGCCAATGCTTTCGGTAAGTTAAATTGAGTCGTATATTCCGGCATTCTTCTTCACTCCTTTATCTTTTATTATTCAATTTAGATCGGTTCCTGCTCCGAGTTCCAGGTTTCAAATTCCGCCCAGGTAAATTGAGCTGCATCCAGCCCGGCCCAGGTCAGCCCTGCCCCATTCAACGCTGACCAGGTCAGATACGTATACAGATACTCGACCATGAGGTGCGCTGGAATGACCCGATTAATCGCTGGCTGAAAATCGGACATATTTGGGGGAATACCGTAAATATCGGTAAACTTGATCTGCACTTTGTTTTGTGCCGGGAGTTCCAGGACATCGACATTCCCGTTTTGGTAGCTTTCGGCCGTTGCTTCAATCAAGGCAGCTGTGGTCGTACCGGCACCCCTAAGTTTGGATTTGACAACACTTTGCCTGTAGCTTAACGGTTTGCTTTCATTTACAGGAATTCCAAGATACTCTTCCCAGTATTTGATGCCCCAGGTCGCCATATCAACAAAGCATTGGGAAAGGACATCCTTGATGGCGTCTTCCGCCAGGCCGGTATCCTGTCCAAGGGATTCCAATACCGATTTGATCGGCTCTTTCTCCGTTAGCCAGTTAGGAAGATAGGATTTGACGATGGCTGTCCGGTCACTCATACCAGCGTCACCGTCCCGGCTATAGCTACCTGGCAATTATTAAAGGCTGTGCCGATCGCAATATTCGCTGTTCCTCCGTTAACCGTGAGTTCGGTATGATCCAGTATCCCGGGTGTCTCAAGCAATGTGCTGCCGATCCTGGCAAAACTGACATAATTCTGTTTAAAAGCGATATCTTTCAGGTGCTCCGTTAACAGTGCCCGAAAAGATGCTGTCACTTGTTCCAGTGTATAGTTTTCCGCCAGGGTGACAGTCACCGCCACATTGATATCGACTCCGGCAGCGGATTCGACCGTCACCTCGGCCCCGACCGGTCTCATTGACTCGATATACGCCACCGTGGCTGCCACAATCTCTGATTCAGCCGGTGTTTTCTCCGAATCTACGATAATGACTTTTACTGTCCCGGCTCCATCCCATAATGGGAAAACCTTGGCATCGCCGACTCCGCTTACCTCTCCGGCCCATTGCAGGTAATGTGCTGCATTGCCGCTCGTTGCCGGATTCCGTACTTTGCGCAACAATCTGGAAAGAAGGTCTTCATCGCTTTCCCGATCTGTCCCTCCGGTTATCGCGCTTTCATTCGTGATTTCCGTGACCCCCTGAAGAGCAATCTGCAATATTTTGACTGCCCCTGCAGGAACATTGCCTGTGATTCCCTCCTCCGCTGCCTGAACAGAAATATTGACTGACCCATTGTCCTGGATAACTGCTGCCTTGGTCGATTCAAATCCAATTCCACCGTCGGTCAAAAAGATTGTTCCCTGGCCGATTGCTACACCTGGATTCCCTGTGACTTTGACGATTCCGGCTGGCTTTACAGCAGCCTTTCTGGTCAGCCCATGTTCTCCAGCCCTGTAATCGAGATATTGGCCGCTGGTCGTCTGTGCAAAAGCCAGAGTCAAAACTAAATCCAGACTGGTATACAGCTGGGCGATTTCCAAGGCTGCAGGGGACAAAGCATCATGAATAAAACTGCCTTCCGTAGTATCTATCTCGGAAGGTACTTTGCTTTTTAACCTTTGCAGCATTTCCTCATAAGTTTGTGCTTCAAACAACGACATTCACCTCTCCATAATCTGTTACGAGTGCACATGTAACTTTTAATGTTGCATTCTCCAAATTAACATTAAGATTTTTTACTTCTGTAATGTTTGGATTGACAAGTAAAGCCTCAGAGATATACCGTTTTGCTTCACTCAGGGTCGCCTCTTTACTCAGACTTTGGCCAAAAAGGTTTTCCAGTTCGTGACCGTAATCCCAGGAGTACGCTAGATATCTATATCTTGGTACCTGCAAGGCTTTCATCGCCCAGATTTTCACTGCATCCTGCCCGGTTACGGTGCTTAGCTTTCCGTCGACCAATTGAAAACAGTCGCGGTCAAAATCCCAGGCGTACTCCCTTGGTATGGTTGTTTGATTGCTTGCTGTGGAATTTTCCGTTGTAACTGTTTCCAGAATAAATGGGAAAATTGATTCACCCATTTGGGCTCACCACCTTGCTTAAGACGATATAGGTTTGCTCTCTTTCTAAAGGAAGTAAAGCGACCAGAGCACCTTTTTGCAGACAACTCTCAATCTGAAGTACGCCCTCCGTCGTTTCGCCGTAACCTTCGGTTGTGGTTAGGATAGCCTGACGGTCATGATCAAGAAGGACATCGGACATTAGCAAGTTTTCTGAATCCAGCTGCAGGTCCCCCATTTTAATCCGGAGCTTCGGCGGTGGATTTGTCACCTGGCCGATACGGATATAGGGCGGATTATACTTCGATCCCTGAGCCTGTATCAGCATTACCAGTTCTGAATAGGGGTTTTTTGGTTCCATGTTGATCCTCCTGTTTGCTTATTCGATATTGCTGAATTTCAGCCCGAGGTCCATCATATAGCTGCCATCCTGCCAGGTATGGGCATCCGTCGCGATTTCAAACAACCCCTTGAGTCCTGTAAACGGTTCTAGAATCTTTACTGATTTACCGGTAAGACATTCATTGTTCCCCAGGACGGAAATATTTCCGTTCCGTTCCAATCCTTTCAGCATGTTTTTCGCTACAGTTTTTGGATCGCTGCCGGCTTCCTTTTGATAAATTTCCTGAAGAACACCGTATTTCTTCATCCATTCCTGGCTCTCGACTTTACCCAGACTGTCTCCATTATCGTTATAGATCATGACCCGGTTGATCATATTTTCAATACTTTCAGAATAAGTGGCATCCGTAATATTCAGATTCGACCCAATAACTAGAGATGCTGTAATCGTCCCTTTTTCGAGTACGAACAACTTTCCATTCTGCATTTGGACGTTGTATTTTTTGCCGTTTTGCTTGCCCGCTGCTGTGTAAGCCGCTGTAATAATCTCATACGGACTTTGCGCATTGACAAGCAGGTTTTGGATGATACCGGTTTTCTTGAGTTCCCCGACTGAAAGAACAAAATCACTGGCGATCCTGGCTGCAATCGATTCAGCCGTAGTCTTCTTAAAGTTATAGGTTGCTTTAGATTTAAGTAAGTAAATTAAGCTGTCATAGGCCGTCACGCGGATCATATGGTTTGACCTGGATCTTTCCTGGTAAAAAATAACCCCTGCAAACAGCTCAACTCCGTTATCATCCAACAGTTTGAGCATGTTGCCCGGGCTTAAGCTTATTTTCGGGATGTTTTCATCCGTTGAGGCGGTCACTTCAAGTTCCATCTTTCGGGCTGCTTGTTTTTCATCTCCGCTCCAGACAATTTTTTTGATTAGCTGGGTGATGTCGGTCCTTTGGCTGGGTTCAATCAAATAGATTTTCATAGCTTCAGCACCTGCCCGGCATAGATCAGACTTGGATTTTTGATGTTGTTCTTCGCTGCCAGAGTTGGATACTTTGCTCCATCGCCATAGAACCTTTTGGCAATAGCCCACAAAGTATCTCCCGATTTTACGGTGTAGGATGAGGGCACATTTCTGTCGGATGATCTGGAGTTTTGGGATTGCGATGGACTTGTCGAAGATGTTGTTGATTCCGTCTGCGCAGTGATTTGCCGATATTCCTTCAGTTCAAGTGTGAAATAAACATCTCCGGTACCTTCTCCCTTTTCGCCGTATTGAAATCTCTCAATGGACGCCGAAATATTGATGTCCGTTGATGTAATGATCAGTCTGACCGGTTTCCCAGACTTCCTCCAGCTTTCAATGCGACCAACACAGTCATAAGGAGACGGGAATCCGCTATACTGGCAAAAATAATACTCTTCCTTGGGAAAGAAAGAGTTCAAGGTGATCGTCGCCAGCTTTTCTTTGCCGATCAGGTTGATTTCCCCTGCATCCTGTATGTTAACTGTTGTATTCAGATTGCCCTGAGTAATATCAAAGGAGGACGGCGGGATCGGAAGCTGCAGTGTCTCTGTATCATTGTAGTTCTTGAGCCAAAATTCCAATGTGATTTACCTCCCTACTGCTAAGCCATATTTACAGCTGCCATCTTAATTTTACCGACAAGGGCATTAGCGACCCTGTCGATATCGGCCTGTTCACGAACAATGATCGTGTCCGAAAGTTTAGCGATGCTGACCGAACCAAAACCTGAGCGTATATTGTTGGTTTCTCTTTTGGTCAGAACAGATTCGCCTTCATGCAGGAGGGCAGGATAGTTATCATAAGGGACGCGGGGGATGCCGATGGCAAATTGTTTTGTTTTATTTTTTTTTCCTTGACCGACAACTTCTATCCCTGTTGAATTAAATAGTTTTTGTAGCAAATTATCTATTATTGTTGCAGCAATTGATCCGACAACAACTGATATGACCGCTAGCGCTAAGGGATTCACTGCAAGGCTACCTAATAATCCTGCAAACCCGAGGGAAGCACCTAGCGTTCCCAGTCTCCCCACTAATATTTTGGGAATTTGTTTTATCATTTGTTTTACTAACCTTGAAAAAATTCCTTCAAATATAGATTTCAATCCAACCTTTCCGAAAATTTCAAGTTTGTCCCTAAATCCAAGTGTGCCTTTTTCCTTTTTTGCCGTAGCTATCTCGTACATTATTTGTGGAAGAATAGTTAACGGTTTAGTATGACCTTTCACGAAAAATTTCTGAGATTTTTTCAGTTCTTTTAAAGCGGTTTCAGAAAGCCAATCGTCAAAGATAGAATACATTCTTTGTATATTATCAATGATAAAGCTACCTAAATGCGTCGGTTTAGATTGTTTTTTTTGAGAAGGAGATTTAATTTTTTGGTTTTCAGTATTATTGTATAACGCATAGCGATTGAAATATGGATTAGAATTTATCAGGTTACTGCGATATTTCTGACCTTTGCTTAATTCCTGTAAAAAATTCCCCCTTAAAATAGTTGTATCTTGCAAAATAATCACCTAGCTTTCAATTGTTCTTATAAAGCATTTAATAATATTTTTAACAATAAATAAACTTCAGCATTAAGAGTACTCGTTTTCTGGCATAAACCTTGATAATCCAAGGTATTATTTATTGTTCAACTTTTAATTCCCGAATCTCCTTCTCATAAAACGCCCTGATTACAAGCTTTTCTCCATACGGCAGCGAGGCGAGCACGGATGGACGGATGCCTTTGGTTACCCAATAGTAGTACAGCATTTCTACCCAGCCATCCGTGCTGATTAGTTTTTTATTTCTTTAATCACGTCGTCTCCGAAGCCGCTGATTTCGGAAATAACATTGAAAATCGTTACAATCTCACCCGGAAGCAGCAGTTTTTTTACTAGCTCAGCCGGTGTGGGGACTTTAAAATGGGCCATAAGCTCCTTATCTTTTAAATTCGGCTCAATCACACCTGCCAGTACCGTGGCCATCTGGACTTCTCCCATGTCGATCCCCTGAATCTGGCCATTGGTAAAGTCAGCAGCGGCTTCCTGGATTTCATTATATTTAGACGTCGATAACGCTTGACAGGTAAATACCGCCTGGCCGCCAAACAAGGCGGAGAGTCTTGGTATTTCAACTTTCCGAATTGGAAGCTTGAATTGATCTGTATCTGCTTTTAACAGCAGTTCCAATGTATTCATTTTTTTTATTCCTTTCATATCTATTTTACTTTCCGACACCCAAGATAAGCCTTGCCCAGCGTTGGCGCGGTAGCTGAGCATGCAAATCTTTTCTAGCCGGAATTTCAAAGTACAGCTTGCACTGACCTCTGATTAAGTCTCCGTAATGGATGGCCAGCGTCAAGCGGAGCACGATGCGAAGCGCGGAATTTTGTGTCAAGGATGACACAACGACCGAAAGCGGCCATCCATTACGGTGACTACCCAAGAAAAACAAATGTATCACTGTTGAAAAAACTAACAATTTTTCTACCCTTGAACCAGCGCAGGATCAATCACATCCAGCAAATCAAAATCGCTGAAGGTAAACGGGATCGTTTCCTCACCGTTTTTTCCTGCTTCCCAGTCAGCCAAGGACACTTCGTCAAACATCACGTTCTTTAGGACAATACGTTCCGAACCATAGGCATCGGGATCGGCCAGCTTGGAAACAATCGTGCAGGTGGTTCCCTTGCCATTTTTGATGTCCTGCGCGATCTTATTGATCATCCGGCTGGAAACCTTATGAAGCTTCAGGCTTCCTTTGCCTTCCCATCCGGTGACCTTATATCCTTTTGCCATTCGGCCACAGATCTGAACATCACTTTTCATCAGATTAATCTTGGCCTGAAGGCCGCTGCATTCAGCCACCTTTTCATCATCCAGCCAAACTTCGCCATGGGTTCCGTTCATAATTCTTTCAGGACTCAGTACCATATTATTTTCCTCCCTTGTCTCTTTTCTAAATATTATTTAACTGGTAAACTCACTTGGTGTGCGTTGACTAGAAAAGCTTTCACTCTCCCAGACTAGGTCTCCGTAATAGATAGCCAGCGTTAAGCGGAGTACGATGCGAAGCACGGCTTTTTGTGCCAAGGATGGCACAACAGCCGAAAGCGGCCATCCATTATGGAGACTATCCCAAGCAAAGCTACCCTATCTTTGAAGTAATAAAGTAATCAAATAATTCACTTAGATGCTGATTTTCAGTTCAAAATCTTCGATCGCATCCACGATTTTGATCGGTCCGGAAAGGAAGATCTTGTCTCCGGTATTGGCCTCTTTGATTTGCTGATCTGTCATCGTACTGGTATCTACCCCGGCGGACTGCAGATAAGTTTTCTGGGCAGTAATGTCGATATCGACAGAATTTTTCCCACGGTCCAACAGTTGCTGATTTTCCAGAGATTCGTAGTAGGCCCGGATCGCGGTAATCAGCAGGCATTTATTGTCATAGGTATTAGGCAGTTTCCCAATATACGCATCATTCGTGGTCTTCTTAATATCGGCATAGATCATATCCATGATATCCACAAGCTTAATCTTCTTAAAGGCTGCACCTTTATCCGCAGTCGTCGTAGTCAGACTGTTGACAGCGCGCGCAATCTTCACCTTTTCTCCATCATTCATCAGCACCAGTTTCCCGGCATCGATCGCCGTGTCAAACTGACTGTTTGTTAAATGCGGAACATCGTCAACTTCGGACAAGACCTGGAACGTCGAACTGATTGAAAGCGGATTTCCTGCCAAAATCCCAGCAATCCTGGAGCAGTAATTTGCCGCGCTGTATGTGGATCCGCCGATCACGATACTATCTGTGGCAAAATTGATAATTCCTTCGTGGTCGGCAGCCGCATTCGGCAGAACGGCTTTGACTCTAAGGTTCTGCGTATCCCTTAAGCCTTTAAGCCAGGTTGCCATTGAAGCGGCATCAACCGGGCTGATCCCAGGGACTGTTAGATAGTTCCATTGCGACCCTTCCAAATAGGTCTGGGCATCCGTGTAATTCTCGGCTGTGGTTGGTAGGATATAGACCAACAGCTTCAGCGGTGGATTCACCCCGCCGGTAAAGGCCAGCTGGAGCTGTTCCTTGTTCGCGGTGCTGAGATCTGCGGGAATATCACTGCTCGTTTCGTAGACATTGGCTCCGTTGTGGACACTATCTTTCAGGATTAGCGCCACAATTCCGCGCTCTCCTCGGAGGATGGCTGTGTTTGCAGCCTCCTGAAACAAAATGTTGATTTTGGGTAATGGCATATTTTTTGCCTCCTTTTTATTTCCAATTTCATTAATCTGACTACTTTAATTAAAACAGGTTACAATTAAAAACGTTTATACCCTCTCAAAAACGTGTTTACATATCAAACTGAATTTGCATACTTCCGGCTAGCTCAGCCTGTCCGGAAAGTTCCGGTCTGCTTTCGGTGGTATCAAGGTTAAATCCAAGATAAATTTCTTTTCCTTTCGGTCCTCCGGTGATTTGCCGAATCTTGATTTTCCTGTCCCCGACACTGAAGAAGCCGCTGCTGAATAACTCCCTGATGTTTTCGTAGACTGTATACTGCATCGCTTTGTCAGGGTTGTTATTGGCATTCAACGCCGCATTAAAAATGACATATAAAATAATGTTTCGGGCATAAAAACGCTGATTCTTATCTGTCTGTGTTTCCTGAATAAAGACCACAGAAAAAGAAGGTCTGCTAAAACCTTCCTGCATCTCTTCCAGATAGATGTCATAATCCGGATAAGCGGTCTGGACCAGACTGCTGACCGCATCAATGATTGCTTGCATTTTTTTGTTCTTACCTCCTTTCCACCAAATCTATATTTTATGCGCCCCGGCCCCTCCCTGCCTTCTGGATTGCATCGTACCCACCGTCTCCAGCACTCCGTTTAATACTTAAAATAAAAACGCCCTTACAAGGACGTTCCAATTAAGTTACCAAACTATGTTTGGTGTGATTCTCACTGTACTCAGCATACCCGAAATCTTGCTTCAAAATCGGCAAATAACCGGAAAAAATTCGGAAAACTTTATCCGTTAAAAACCTTATTATCCAGATATGTTATTTGAATTAGATATGTTTTTTGCCTCAGATGATCCTTGGTTTTCGAGATTATTTCTCAAATTCTCTTTATCCATGGCCTGCAAAACAGCTTTCTCCTTCGTTGGAGCCACAATATAGTCATGCGCGGCTCCGGCGATCAACGCAACAAGAAAAGCATTAATGACGGCCAGTCCAATGTTTTCAGCACTAACTTCTTCCCGAATGACCAGTGTCCAAATAATAATCAGGAAGGAAATCAGGACAGAGGACGGACGCACGATCCAGTCCCCTGACCCGTCTTTGGAAATTCTCTTTCCCAATATTTTCAGGTAATCTTTCAGGAAAGATACAATGACGTAGACAGCAATTACTGTACCACCGAGTGATGAAAGATCCTGCAGGGTAAAAAAAGTCTGGGGCAGCGTAATCGTATCCATAACTTCCTCCTTACTTTCCTTTACATAGATCAAGCACTTTTTGGCAGGTATCGTAGCGATCCATGCCGATGATATTGATTGATTTTGCTACTACCTGATAATTGTTGCCGATCACATAAACTTTTTCTGCACAGTCGATAAACTCTTTTGTCACATTCGCAAGGTAACATACCGGTGCCTTCAGATAATCTGCCAGATAAGCTGCTGCTCTCTCATCCGGACCCGGATTACATAAAATGATATTTTGAACCATCTTTTTTCCCTCCTCACTTGAATTCGCAGAAAGACTTTTTACAGGCCCTTCTTCATTCTCCATCCCTAGAAACACAGCTGGATCAATTTCATGATTGTTTGTCCACGGTGCTCTCCTGACCTCAAAATGAAGATGAGGGCCGGTGGTGTTTCCGGTTCCGCCCATCATACCGAGAATGGTTCCTTCATTGAGTGTCTGTCCGCGGGTCACCTTCATGGAGGCAAGATGGGCATGGATCAGATCGTAATTGCCATTCCTGGTTCTCAGGATAACGTAATTTCCCCACCCTGTCGGATCTGCACCCTGACCACCGGCATAGGCTGCCTTAATGACAGTGCCTGCAACAACAGCATATATCGCTTTATTTTCTGAAATCAGATCAATTCCCTGGTGATAACCTTTACCATATACACTGTTTCTGACACCATAGGGGTAAGATACGCTTGCTGATTTTAAAGGCATCATCCGCTTTCCCACCTTTCCGATAGACCAAAGAAAATAAGACCTGTCCTTCATTAGATAAATATTCATAAAGTATCAGGTCTTATACATTAATATGTGGCTTGTCTCATTCTTGTGCGATTAGCCGGACTTAACAAGGTGTTTTACTTTCAAATAATCCCTAAGTTTTTGGTTAATGTTTTTCCGGCGATATCTTATGGTCTTTTCGTCCATATTCAATGCGAGTCCGATTTGCAAATTACTTTTTCTTTTTAAACCATAATACTGTTCACAAATCATTCGTTCCACGGGATCCAGCAAGTTTAGCGCAAAACCAATCCCCTCAATGGAAGATTCCAGATGCATGATCTCCATTTTTAGCCTAATCTTTTTTTCAAGCATAATCACAAGCTCCCTTTGCGATTTTTCCATGGAGCGTGTAAATTCCGCATAAGCTTGCGCAGTTGGATCACAGATCAGGCCGTTTCCTCCTCCCGGGACGGGACGATAGCTCGAAACCGTTCCTTTGGAAGGAATAAGCTGATTTACATCCAATAATATTCTTCTGATATCTTCGGCATTCTTTTCCACTGCTTCCAAAGCTCTTTTCTTGACCTGCAGTTCATCTAATTTCCGGTAATAGCTTTGCAAGGCGGCTTCCATACCTTTCATAGCGGTGTCGTTCATGTTCACTCTCCTCTCCAGTTGTTTGTGTATGTTCTTTATGGAGAATACTTCCACTGTAACAAGCATACGTTATTTTCAAGGATTAATTCGGCAAAAGCCAGGAAAAAGTTCGGAAATCTCTTTGCATCGTCTGATTATTGATTCACACACAAACAGTCCTGCAGGTAAAGACTGAGCTTCTGATTAATTTTTTTCCTTCTGCACCGAATTGTTTTTTCGTCCATTCGAAGTTCTTTGGCAATTTGAAGATTGCTGTGCTCCTTAAGACCGTAACACTTCTCACATATTGTCCGGTCAACAGGGTCAAGTAAACTTAAGACATAAGTAATCCCTTCAATGGCTGATTCAAGATAGATGATCTGAATCTTCAGTTTGGCACTGCGGTGCAGCAACGCAGCTAATCTCTTCTCAAATTTTTCTACGGATGAAGTAAATTCATAATAGTTTTGCGCAGTCCTATCGCAAACGTACATACAACCGCCTGAAACAGCCATATATCGTGCAACGATCCCTTTAGAGGGTACCAGTTCATTGACATCCAGCAAAATATTTCTGATCTCATCAGCATTTTTTCTAAGGTTTTTAATAATCCCCTTTTTCACCCACAATTCATTCAAGCTTCGATAGTAATTTTTCAGCATATCCTCTGTGTCTGTTATCTGTGATTTCCGCAAAACTTCACACCCCTTTTTTGTCCGGAACCAAATGTTCTTACGTTCCAATTCAAAGCGTATATTAATTATATTGCTACATTTTGTAGCAGTCAACTTATATTTTTGGAATTTTATGTTGTTATTTACATTTTGTCCTATTGAATTGCTACTCATTGTAGAGTAGAATATTTTCTTAGAGGTGATGATGTGGATTTTGGTGAAACTTTAAAATATTTGCGTGGGACGAAGAAAATTACGCAGAACCAGTTGGCCTTACACCTGGAAGTGTCGCGTTCAGCTTTGTCTTTGTATGAACTTGGTTTAAGAGAACCGGATTATAAATTTCTGCAAAAAATTTCCGATTTCTTTGGGGTCTCTCTGGATAGCCTGCTGGGTAATAACCCTGCGATGAACGAACTGCCAAATTTTAATAACGGACATACTATTCCTGATCTTGCTATGGTTCCAATTGTAGGCCGAGTCCCCGCCGGAACCCCAGCCATTCCTTTTGAAGACATTGAAGATTATTTGCCGGTTCCCCGTTCGTTTGTCCGTGAAGATGAATTGGTCTTTGCCCTGAAGATTAAAGGCGATTCTATGATTGATTTAGAAATCAATAACGGCGACCTCGTGCTGGTAAGAAAACAGCAAACCGCCCAAAACGGACAGACAGTCATAGCTAGGATCAACGGGGAAGAAGTAACCTGCAAAAGGTTCTACAAGGTTGATGATAGAATTACGCTGGAACCGGCCAACCCTGCCTACCGGGCGTTAGAACCTGATCATGTTGAAATTGTTGGCGTTGTGTTCAAAGTTATCAAAGATATTTTTTAA